GTTGTATTTTTTCATCTTGTGTTGCAATAAAAAACAAAGGCACTGTAGCTGCCGAAACTGGTATGAAAAAGCTCTCATCCGTGACTGTTACGCTAACGCCTGCACTAACTAATTGTGCCATGTTGTGTTCTCCTTAACTATTAATTTCTTCCACATATTGTGGTCATTAGTATTTATACCAAAGCATACAAAATATCTATTTTTGGGCTATTTAGGTTACATCTACGTCATCCAGACTGAAAACCTTCTCATATTCGATGCCTTGGCTATCCAAATCAGATATTATTTCATAAGAACCACTTACATCAGTACCTATGGCACCAATTCGAAGTAATATGTCTTTAACGTAATTTGCACGGACATCAATAGATGTAGATAGGTATATTGGCACTGTGAACCCCATTCTTGTTTGAATAAGGCGTCTATCTGCGCCCGATGGTAGGTTTTCATCAAGGCGCACATCAACCAATTCTACGGTGGTTAGTCTGGTTGTATCAAACAATTCATCCGTAGTTTGGAGTTGGACCAGTGGGTCGAATAGCGTCAAAATCTGTTCTATGATTTGTTGGTGCTGATATTGGTTACTTGCCCAAATGCCCAATTCAAATTGAGCAGTATATGGTACTGGTTGGCGCTGATAGACAACTTTCATATCATCAGGAAAAATTCCACCAGTGGGGGTGTATGTGTTGCGTTTTGTTTGTCCAATACCTTTTCTTCGCTCTGGTGCCATCTCTATCCCTGTTAGGGTGAACGCCATTATAGGTAAACGTATTGGTTTATTTTGTGTATTTTCGCTTTTGATTGCAGCAACAACCCTATCCATACTCGCGTTCTTAATTGGCACGCTAATAAGTTCGGGAGCATTATCTTCATTCCAACCAACCATGACTTGCATGCCTGCAAAAATTGCAGCAAATTGAACTATGTAACTTCTAAGTTGTTCGTCGTAATAATACGTGTCAAGCACTGTGGTAGCCATTAGCCTTCCTCACATTCATCTTTGATTCTTTCGCGACGTTGTGTTACATCACTTTCATCACCAGTTGTTGGTGATTTTACAAATTCATTAAGCAAAGGCTTAACTGGATTATACTGTGAACGTAAGTCTGTTTCCAAATATAACCATCTTCCTTTTGCGTCGGAATAACGATATAAACGAGCAGGGACATCACCAGCATTACCAACATAAATCATTCTATGATAATCTTTATTCTTAGGATTGGTGGGGAATTCCACCGCTTCCGTAAATGGTGCGTTGTTTGGCGGCATAGCATCTTCTACGTATATAACAGTAGGATTCAATCCTACTTTTGTAATTGCAATACCGTGCGAGGCGGCTTCCGCTATTTCTTCTTCTTCAAATTGGCGAACCTTACTTGATGCTTCGGCGCCACGTTGTGGCACAGCGTCGCGGGCTTCGGCTTCTATGACCTTACTAACATCGAAATAGTCTTGGTAGATAGTGCTATTACCATCTTCGCCTTCAACCAACCCATTTTCGTCTGGTTCAAGTTCGGCAAGTCGTCCAAAGATGCCCTGTGTTTCTTGTGAAGCGAACGCAGGTTGGGCGACTATACGCAATAACGTTGGGCGCCAGCCGGGTGTATATCCTTCCGTTGACCACGATACGTCTGTTACTTCCATCCATTTAAGTATCTTTCTTAATTCCGCAGAGTACTGTGCTTCGCTTGGAATCTCTAAAATGTCGCCGATGATTAATGGACGACCAAATGCTTTAACGCATGCTGAAAAGCTTACATTAATGTACATTGTCAATGATGGTGTTTCACCACCAAAGATTGAAAGTTCGGTTAAGGTATCAATTAAATCGTAGTAACCTTTGATTGCTGTAGCATCTTCTGCATAATCTCTGTCACGATTTTCAAGTAATACTTTATCTTGTATATTATCAACTTTTGTTGCCACAATATTGTGAAACAATTGTAGCGCCTGTACTGCCCACGTATCATTTGTGGTACTTCCATTAAAATCTAAAGGGCGAATACGCCAAAATCGTGATGGTACAGAATGTTTAAATTGTATTGTATTAAAGCAATCATCATCTGGAAAGGTTACAATTGAAACCCCATACCATTTGATGCCGTCATCGGAACGTTCTATACGGGCGCGTGTAACGCGACTAGACGCGTTTGTGCTTTGTTTAATGGCAATGGTCGCCACATGCTTAAAAACGCTGGTTTCGACACCATACGCAGCGCGAGTGCCATCATATGTCTTTATGTTTCCAAAATCATATCCAATGTATGCGGACGTGGTGACGGCTGTGCCCCGTTGAACGGAACGCCATTCAGTTAAGTACTTGTCGAACGCGTTTTCAGATGGGAATGCGGCGGCATCACCATTAGAGATAGATTCACCCCGACCAGTACAATCGACCAGTTTACCTTGTTCATGTACACCCAACAATTTAAATACGTTTAGCGTGGCACCACCAATATTCAAAGCTTCTTCTACAACCTTTTCTATAAAGTCATTGCCACGATTATTCTGGAGGTCGAATGGACTACAGCTTAAATCACCCACAGTAATATCACGCCCATCTACGGACGTATCACACGGGGTTTTTCCTGCTGGAACGGAACCATCAGGATTCAAACCAAACTCTGGTCCGGATGTTCCTGTGCAAGAGCTGCCTAATCCATTACATTCTTTAGCCATTTAATATCGTTTCCTATGTTTATTTTGGTGGTGGATATCTTCCTTGTACTGGTTTGCCTGTTGAACTCCGCGCTATTCTGTCGTAGAATTGCTTTTCCCGTTTTCTTGATTTAATATTAACAAGTTGCTGAGACAATCTACCTCTTGTTGAATCATTGTCGCGCCAACCGGGTGCTTTCGCTTCTTCTTCTTCATCATATTCATCTTCTTCGCTGCCCATTGGTGCGGAAAATTCAATTTCATCACCCATGTCTTCTTCGCCACCCATGTCCATTTCATCACCCATGTCTTCTTCACCATCACCAACAGGGTCGGTGTCACCAAGTAGTGATTGAATCAAAGCATAAACTTCTTGACGCATTTGTTCCATATCTATACCACGTTCATCAGCATACTGTTGAACTTCTTCATCGGATGGTGCTGTGTTGTCTTGGAAAAATGATTTCATTTCTTCTGTATCAACTTCATCGTCCATACCCAAACCTTGCTCATTGTCCATTTCTTCATGGTCGCCGGGTGGGGTGGTCATGTCCATGTCCATTTTATAATCTTTATCGTCCATGTGTGCTTCGTCATCATCTGGCATATCAGCATCACGCATACCACCATCGATGTTCATTTCTTCTTCTTCGGCTTGCTGGCGTCTACGAAGGATATTGTTCATACGGTAAGCGTTGACAACTGGATTTTTTGAACCCATACCACCACCATTTTCGCCATCAGGTAAACCCATGTCACCGTAATCTTTCATTTCCTTAATTGCTTTGTCTAAAAATTTTGACATTATTGTCTCCTGTTATTATCCTAATATAAATGAACCTTGCATGCCTGTGTCTTCTACACCTTGGTCTGCAACGTAATCGTCTAACTGCTCAATCAACTCTTCGCGATATGTTTGTGCAAGTGTTACTAATTCGGCGGCGTTCAAAGAAATACCACCACCAGCACCCGGTAATGATGCAAACTTACCACGTATGTGTGATAACATCATCATGGCTTCTGCTAATGCATAACGCTCAATCCAAGTTTTGGAATATCTATCTTTCAGTAAGTCCTGTTCGGAACGTTCAACCATACAGTCAATAAGAACACGTTCCGCTCTTGTGAATGCTGTATAGAAAGATAGTAATCTATCATTTTCATGGAAGCTAAACGTTAAACGTGTTGCAAATAACATTTCCAATTGTTCAACGTATTGACTAACCAAGAAGAAACTTGTTAAGTCATATGTTCCCATATTGTATAAATGTTGCAGTACAATCTGACCATATGCACCAGCACCATGTGCAGATGATAAGAATGCAGATGTAAAACGGTACGCTGCCATTACTTGAACAATACGGTTATAACCAATAATTTTATTCGTCATAAGATACTGTTGCTTACCCGGCGCTATATCCAAGAAGAAGAAACCTCTACGCATGCTGCCTGCGGCTCGCTTGCGGTATTCTTCTAACCCAAGATTGACACAAGTGTCAAGCTGTACGTTATCCAATTCAACTTCTACAACAGGATAACCCAATTGACGACGAATGCTGTCCATTAATTCACGACGCTCATCTGGTGTGCCGTCTGTACCAACACCAACTTCAAGATATGAAGGAACTCCAGAAATACCATCGTTACCACCTTTTGGTGTTTCGACAGAGGCGCCTGTTAAATTACTCCACAGGAATGAATTGTTTGGAATTGAACGGGCAGGGTAGACACGGATAACGTTTCCGTCATTCGCATATTCACATTCAGCGGCTGCAATATCGTTCACGCCAGAATATGCAAAACCAGTTCCAATAGAACATGGTGTACTATGTGCCGTTGAGCCTTCTGGTGTTGGAATTAACACTGCCGTGTTACTGCCTTGTTCGCGTGTCCAGAAAAGGAAATGTCCAGATGATGTAAAAGCTACATCTACAATAGGGACTGCCTGTACCCACGCTGTTCCACTCCATTCAAATAATTCTTTAGTTGAAATATCATACCATTGTTCGCCACGCATATAAGCAAATGGTTGTGTGGTAAAGACTACAGTCTGCCACGTTGAACCGTTACGAACTTGTAAAGCTGTGTTTGTCGTATCGAACCAGTAAGTACCATTAGGTAAACTGTTAGGGTCGATATCTGAATCTGTTGGATTTATTGTGTTCCAGCCCGCTGATGGGATATCCCAAACATTCCAAGTGTTTGTTGATTTCTTAAACCAACCTTCACCCGGTGCTATTATAGACGGGTCTATTGCCTTGTCTATGAAGTCAACAAGTATCCATTCACCACCATCCCAACGACTGAGTGTGGCATTGTTTGTATTGTACCAAAATGAACCGGTTTCGATAGTCGTCGCAGCGGCAGGGTCTGCTGTACTTTGTACAAAATTTGAGACCATGTCCCATTCACTGTGGACACTATCCCATGTATATAAATTGTCGTCGGTAGAATTCCACCACAAGTCGCACGATTTAATAATTGTAGGGTCTTCGCCCCAAACAAGCACTGGTAAATCTACCCACGCATCAACAATGTATTGTTTTAATTCTTCCGTTGAAGGCGCATACCAAAGCATACCATTTAATGCTGGTGTTGGTTCTTCGTCTTGTATATTGGTTGTTGAAGATATGTCTGTCCACGTACTACCACTACGTATCATCAATAATGAATCTGTATCGTTAAACCAGTAGGTTCCACTTGCTAAATTGTTTGGTGCCGATGACCAAACAATTGCTGAAGTTTCTTTCCATTGTAAAAGAGCCTCACTCCATTCTTGTAAAAGACCAGTATCTTCACTAAACCAGAATGTACCACATGGTACCGTCGGACACTCCGCTGGGTCTGTAGCAGACGTAAAGGTTATTTCATCACACCATGTCGAACCATTCCATGTTCTTGCTATCGTACCATCGTACCAGTTTGAATCACACGATAAGTTTGTTGGGTCGTCTTCGCTTGTTACAAATGGAATATCATTCCAACCTGTAGGGTTTGGAATATTCCAGCGGTTTAAAGTATTATTTTGTTCATCAAACCAATACGTACCCATTGCTACAATAGCAGGGTCGGTTGGTTCGTTTATCGTATCAATGGACGTATAGTTATATCCATCAAATTGATATAGTTGTTCTTCTACTGCATTCCAATAGAACCCACCAGCATTTGGTGCTGTGGGTGATTGGATAGGATTATCCGCTAATAATATATTGCTGCGAATTTCGTCCAATAATTCTTGATACGTTCCCGCATTAATACCATCAATTGTAACTGGTATGGCTTTCCAATCAGTTCCTTCTGGAAATGTATTATCATAGATGAGGTCGAATTCATAATCGACGCCCGGAATAAGACCTGTACCTGCGGTTGGTAAAACGCCAGACTGATTGGTACCAAGTAGTACTTGCTGCGCGGCTGAGATGCTACCGTCTTCTTTATTAGAAAACACATCTGAATATGCACGTATGCCATCCGAATGGTATCGATTTTGACAATCGACTGCATAACCCGCGACATAGTATCCCACTTGTGGGTCAAGGTCGTTGATTATAATCGTTGTGGTTAATTCTTCACCGCGGGCTTTTTCTTCACACTCGTATACTGCGCCTACAACTAAAGCACCGCCGATTTTATCACCAACACTTAAATTAGAATCTGCTGTTGGGTCTGCAACATATACCGTGCCATCGACTGGTATGTTGCCACCATCCATTGCTTCGGTACCAAGCAAAATAACAATACCAGCATACGCGCCCGTATCAGAGCTATCACAGCCCTGAGCGGGTTTAGGTATTGTCCATTCTACGGTCGCTTGACCAGTGGTTGGGACACCTTTCTTAAACTTAATTTTTATTTCTTGTCCTTCTGCTTTTAGGGCAAAAGCGGCATCTTGGATGGTTTCAAAAGATGACATCGATAAACACTCCTTTATTTACTGTCGTATTTATGATTTCTGTCTGTGGGGGTTGAATTTATTGATGTTCTGTGTTGCGGAGGAGCCAGCGTTGTAACTTATACGACTGCCAATAAGTTGAATGGTTATCTGCATCTACGTCAGTACAGACGCCTTCGAACATAATATTCACGATAGTGGGGGCATCGATATCTTCATATAACCATTCTACTATGATTTTATTGTTGGGTTTTAAGCTGACTTGTTCTTTATCGTCTTTAGATTCACCGACAACTAGCTTGCAATATTTGGTCACAAGGTATTCCTTTTTTTGATGGGGAATTTCTTGGACGGCTTCGCGTAGGGTTTGTTTAGATTGTAAGTATTCTTTGAACGTTAAGTTAGTGTTCATTATTAGCCCATGGTTAAAATGATATGTAATTATTTATGACGAGGGGATTTAAGTGTAAATATTTTTCATGCAATAAAAAAGCCACCCGAAGGTGGCTTTTTTCTACATCCCTGTAGTACTACGAACTTTGCTTACGCAAGGTCAAGGTTAACAACGTTAATCTTACCGTAGTAATCCGCACTGTTTCCTAAAGATGTTTCAGTGTGAGTGAATACAGCTTTACCGTAACGAGTCATAAGACTAACTACTGGTTGGAAAGTTGTTGGGTGAACAACAACGCCAGATGACATTAATGGGATATATGGGCAGTAGAAGTAACCTGTATCGGTTTCGCCGTTGCCGCCTTTATAGCCTACTAAGATTGTGTCATTAGCAGATTGTACTGGTGAATTACCTGGACCTAAGTCTAAGCCTGCACCAGCTTGATTCCAAAGGTATGAATACACTTTGATTGAACCGTTAAGAGTACCTACTAACATTGAGTTGTTAGGACCCTTGAATGAACCTTCGATTGCTGGCGCAAATACAGACTTTGCAGCAGATTGAAGGATTGAAACGATAAGTGGAGATACAACAATGAAGTTGCCTGCGCCACGACGTGTCTTACGTGCGATTTCGTTTGCAACACGATTGATGATAACACCAAGGTTTGCAAGACGGTCACCAACGTATGCAGGTGCATAGTTACCACCAGCTGCGCCACCGTAAGAACCAGTACCAGCACCGTCAAATGTTTCTACTGTTCCAGCTAGAGCCATAAGGTCTGTGATGATTTCTTGGTCGATTTCCTGAACGATTTCCGCAGACAAAGCCTGTGTCATTTCGCTTTCAAGGTCAAGACCGTGCTGTGCGTTCAAATCTTGCATAGCTTCGATTGTCCAACCAGCTTGTAACTTACGTGAACCAGCTTCAACAGCTTGGTTTACAACGTCCATAGTCATCTTACGACCACCAGAACCTTCTAAGAAGCTACCAGAACCACCGTAAAGTGAACCAGCTACTCCGCCACGACCTAAGTCGCCAACGTTTTCAGCATAAGGACCGAAGTTAGATGTGTTAGCCGCACCGATAGATGAAGGCCAAGCATTACCAGTCGAATCAGTTCCGTCGATGTCGCCCGGAGCCTCAGAACCAGCACCAATACCAGATGCACCAGCCACTTGTCCAGATGGAGCTTGTGGTGAACCAGCTGTACCAGCACCAGATGAATACCATTGACGGATAGGTGAACTGTTACCAAATACTTCATCGCCAACTCCAATTGCACCCGGAAGGTTGAATGGGTTAGAATGTGAGGTATCTGCTACAGCTTCTGCATAACGGTAACGTAAAGTGTATACTAATCCAACAGGACCAGTCATAGGCTGGACACCAACTAACTCAGTAGCTATAGTGCCGGGAATAATACGACGAATCATTGGGATTAAGATTTTACGGAAGCCTGAGATGTCATGCGCACTAGTCGCACCAGCTGCAGCTTCTTCCGTCACCATTGCCATCTTTTGGTTTTCCAAAAGCGGTGCGACGATTTTTTGTTTTTGTGCGTCCAAACCTTCAAGCATCGCTGCTTTGGTTTCAGACCAATTTTCGAAAATGTTTTCCATTTTAATATATCTCCTTAAAGATTAAAGTTTAGTTTTTATTCAATACCAGCGAGTTTACGAAGTTCTTTGGTAGCTTCTGAAATTTGTTCAACATCAAAGTCTTCCAATAGTGATTCTGTATCGCCTGTGACTAATACGCCTTCTTCAACTTTGTCGTCGTCATCATCGTCGTCATCTTTATCATCTGACTTCTTAGATTTCTTAGACTTTTTGTCGTCGTCCTTGTCGTCGTCTTTTTCTTTCTTTGCCTCAGCAAGTACTGATTCTTCCTTCTCTGAGATATCGCTTTCGCGGATTACGCGACCAATAAAGGTCTTATAACCTTCTTCTAACTGTTCCGTAGGAACTGTGCGAA